CCTGGCACGGCTGGGACGGAAGTCGCTGTCGTTCTCAAAATCGGTGGAGCTGCATGACAAAGTCATCGGGCATTATCTGAACATAAAACACTATCAATAAGTTGGAGTCATTACCAGTGTCTCCTTCTAATAATGTTAAGGTTGGCAGTGTTGCTGGTTACATTAGGAGTGATGGTTATAGGATGTTAACTATCGATGGTGTAATTACTTATGCTCACCACGTTATATGGATGATAAATAATGGTGAGATTCCATTAGGGTATAAAATTGATCATATAAATGGAGTAAGGTCAGATAATAGGCTATCTAATCTTCGATTGGTTACACACCAACAGAATGCACAGAACCAAAAGAGAAAAATAACCAATTCGTCAGGAGTGACTGGAGTATATTTCAATAAAGAGAGATGTAAGTGGATTGCGAATATATGCGTAGATGGGCGCACCAAATATCTTGGAATATTTGCTAGCATCATTGACGCTATTGCAGAAAGGAAGAGGGCAGAAAAAGAACTGGGTTTTCATGAAAACCATGGCAGACCATAACTGCACAGAACTGATGAGCGATCCGAATAGCTCAATGTACGAGGAAGAAGACGATGGCTAAACCAGCGCGAAGACGATGTAAAAACGATGAATGTCGGGAATGGTTTCACCCTGCATTCGCTAATCAGTGGTGGTGCTCTCCAGAGTGTGGAACCAAGATAGCACTCGAACGACGAAGTAAAGAACGCGAAAAAGCGGAAAAAGCAGCAGAGAAGAAACGACGACGAGAGGATCAGAGACAGAAAGATAAACTTAAGATTCGAAAACTCGCCTTAAAGCCCCGCAGTTACTGGATTAAACAAGCCCAACAAGCCGTAAACGCCTTCATCAGAGAAAGAGACCGCGACTTACCATGTATCTCGTGCGGAACGCTCACGTCTGCTCAGTGGGATGCCGGACATTACCGGACAACTGCTGCGGCACCTCAACTCCGATTTGATGAACGCAATATTCACAAGCAATGCGTGGTGTGCAACCAGCACAAAAGCGGAAATCTCGTTCCGTATCGCGTCGAACTGATTATCCGCATCGGGCAGGAAGCAGTAGACGAAATCGAATCAAACCATAACCGCCATCGCTGGACTATCGAAGAGTGCAAGGCGATCAAGGCAGAGTACCAACAGAAACTCAAAGACCTGCGAAATAGCAGAAGTGAGGTTGCATGAATATCTACGAAAGAATTGATGGCAGCAAATACCGAAATATTTGGGTAGTTGGCGATCTGCACGGATGCTACACGAACCTGATGAAAAAACTGGAGACGATAGGATTCGACACCAAAAAAGACCTGCTTATCTCGGTGGGCGATTTGGTTGATCGCGGTACAGAGAACGTAGAATGCCTGGAATTAATCACATTCCCCTGGTTCAGAGCTGTACGTGGAAACCATGAGCAAATGATGATTGATGGCTTATCAGAGCGTGGAAACGTCAATCACTGGCTGCTTAATGGCGGTGGCTGGTTCTTTAATCTCGATTACGACAAAGAAATTCTGGCTAAAGCTCTTGCCCAGAAAGCAGATGAACTTCCGTTAATCATCGAACTGGTGAGCAAAGGTAAAAAATATGTCATCTGCCACGCCGATTATCCTTGTGATGAATACGAGTTTGGAAAGCCAGTTGATCATCAGCAGGTAATCTGGAACCGCGAACGAATCAGCAACTCACAAGACGGGATCGTGAAAGAAATCAAAGGCGCGGACACGTTCATCTTTGGTCATACGCCAGCAGTGAAACCACTCAAATTTGCCAACCAGATGTATATCGATACCGGCGCAGTATTCTGCGGAAACCTCACATTGATTCAGGTACAGGGAGAAGGCGCATGAGACTCGAAAGCGTAGCTAAATTTCATTCGCCAAAAAGCCCGATGATGAGCGACTCACCACCGGCCACGGCTTCTGACTCTCTTTCCGGTACTGATGTGATGGCTGCTATGGGGATGGCGCAATCACAAGCCGGATTCGGAATGGCTGCATTCTGTGGTAAGCACGAACTCAGCCAGAACGACAAACAAAAGGCTATCAACTATCTGATGCAATTTGCACACAAGGTATCGGGGAGATACCGTGGTGTGGCAAAGCTCGAAGGAAATACTAAGGCAAAGGTACTGCAAGTGCTCGCAATATTTGCTTATGCGGATTATTGCCGTAGTGCCGCGACGCCGGGCGCAAGATGCAGAGATTGCCACGGTACAGGCCGTGCGGTTGATATAGCAAAAACAGAGCAGGGGGGGAGAGTTGTCGAGAAAGAGTGCGGAAGATGCAAAGGCGTCGGCTATTCAAGGATGCCAGCAAGTGCCGCATATCGCGCTGTAACGATGCTAATCCCAAACCTTACCCAACCCACCTGGTCACGCACTGTTAAGCCACTGTATGACGCTCTGGTTGTGCAATGCCACAAGGAAGAGTCAATCGCAGACAACATTTTGAATGCGATCACACGTTAGCGCCATGATTGCCACGGATGGCAACATATTAACGGCATAATATTGACTTTTTGAATAACTTTGGGTAAGTTTGACACCAATAATGGGCATTTTTTACCTGTCACTGATGAGTCTCAATAACCTGCCGCCGAGTAGTTTTTATGCTCTGAATTGTATTTGTGTAGTAAACATGCTGACTGCAATGTAATAGAGGTTTTTTAGCCTGTAACCTCTTGACGGCATTGAATTGCTTTTGTTATGAGTTTCAAGCCAATGTTATCATCTTGTATAGAGGTGGTTATGAAGGATGGTGCACTGCTCAGGAGTTCTTCACTTTTTATAGCCTACATGGGATGCCTTGGATGGGGGAGTGCTTATTTCTATGGCTGGGGTACTTCTTTTTACTACGGATTCCCATGGTGGATTGTAGGTGCAGGTGTTGATGATGTTGTCAGAAGTTTATTTTTTGCAGTTATCGTCATTGCTATATTTCTTATCGGTTGGGGTATTGGTGTTGTATTCTTTTTCGCTGTGAAAAGAAAACATTCTATGCAGGAGCTAAATGTATTTCGCCTTTATTTTGCTGTGGAATTATTGTTTGTGCCGGCAATTATTGAGTTTTCTATATTGAGACAGAAGATTCAGTTACCTCTTTTGCTACTGTCAGCAGCGATTGCGCTGGCAGTTACAATTTCGATAAGATCTTATGGGCGATTTTTATCGGTATCATGCTTCTATGGTAAGCCATTTATAAAAAAACATTTTTTTGAAGTTGTGATGGTTGCTTTTGTGGCATATTTCTGGCTCTTCTCATTTCTGACAGGATATTACAAACCTCAGTTTAAGAAAGAATATGAAATGATTAATTATAATGATGCTTGGTATTATGTTCTTGCTCGTTATGATAATTGTCTGGTTTTGTCTACTTCTTTTAATGCAGGTAGTAAGAGGTTTGTCATTTATCAATCAGCACAAGATAAGAATCTTCAGGTTGATATTGTAAGGACCAGAATTTAATTGGCTGCATAAATAATATTTTAAGTTGCAAGTTGGCTATTCGTAAGAATAGAACCTTAGGCATGCAGAATGCGTTTTCTGAACATTGTTTTATAAACTGTGTCTGCTTGCTGTTGTGATCCTGCTTTTAGTGATGGTGATGATGGATTTCACCAGCAGGATAATGTTGGTACTGACTGATGGCGCTCTGGTCTGCGGCATTGTGGTATTGCTGTGGCCGATGATGAAAAAACAGAATGAATAATCCTTGACTTTTTTGTTTACTGTTTATTAAAAAATCAACCGCATGGTGAATCCTCCTTGGAGAGGCTAAATGATCGAGTTTTAAGGACACGTAGCGAGTTCTGTTTGATCATTGCAGAACTTAGCGGGAGGCGCCATGCGTACATCACTAATGTTATTTCCTTCTATCATTTTCCTTGTGAGTTCTGGCTGCGCATGGCGCGGCCTTTTTTTATGACCTGCCACTGGCAGATGGTCATCCTGTGATTTGATTCCGGTTCCGGCTTTTTAACTCTGTTCCTGGGTGATGCTGCCAACTTACTGATTTAGTGTATGATGGTGTTTTTGAGGTGCTCCAGTGGCTTCTGTTTCTATCAGCTGTCCCTCCTGTTCAGCTACTGACGGGGTGGTGCGTAACGGCAAAAGCAC